CCAGGATCCAAGACCTTTGGAGAGACCGATCATACCACCCAAGCGTGATGATTTCATGTCTATTGACAGATTGCCAGATCAAAGAGATAGGGTATTTCCAGGAGGATCACCCACGTTTAATGAAAGAGGTGAAACCTTTGTACCTCCTTCTGCATCGTTGAGCATTTTTGATACGGAAGATTTTTCAAATTTAACAGATGAAGATATTAGAAGGCGTGTCGAGCAAATGGATTATTCTGGTATGCCTGATTCAGTGGCAAGAAAACGACAAAGGAATATAGAGCGTATGCAACAGCAACGTGCCGAACAAAGAGCACAAAAAGGGTTGCCTGCATATGAAGAAAAGGTGCAAGATGTTGTTCCAACTACCGATCCTGTAGCAACGCCAGCCACAGTAGCTCCTGGTGGAGGGACAGATCCCGTTACTACAATATCAGAAGATACAAGAGGCCAAGTTGATCCTGTTTTAGCACAACAAGATACTAGAGAATTACAAACCGACCCCCTGTTGCGTGCTCTGTATTTTGGTACTGCAGATCAGCCTGGCTTCATTAATCAATTACAACAAGCTACAGCTAATCTTATTGGTAGTGACGTGCCATTACAAGGTACTGCTGGTTTAAGTGATTTAGAGCAAATGGCTCAAGATAGAGCCTTAGCTGATTTAGGGGTTGCAGAGCCTTTTGTAGGCGAATCAGCAGACCTAATTAGAGGTGCTACTAGAGAGTTTGATCCTAGTATGACACAACAGTTTTTCAATCCTTTTGAAAACCAAGTAGTACAACAAACTATACAAGACGTTTTAGAAGCTGGTGAAAAAAGAGACGTAGCTCAAAGAGCTAGAGATATACAGACAGGCGGTTTATCAGCCTTTGGCTCAAGAGCTAGGCTTACTGCTGCTGATCGTCAAGAAGCTCTTGGTAGAGGCTTAGCTGAAGCTTTAGGCGGTATTAGACAAGCAGGGTTTGGACAAGCACAAAGAGATGCTTTAACTACATTTGCACAACAAAGACAAGCAGAGCAGCAAGCAGCTAGAGATTTAGGACAAGTTGGCACTACTTTAGCTGATTTACGTGCTAGAGAAAGAGCTGGACTTGCAGGCTTTGGACAAACTGGTAGAGGTATTGAAGAGACCGCATTATCAAGATTGTTCCAGCAACAACTAGATCAACAAGGCAGACCATTACAAGCATTACAAATTACTGGATCTTTATTGCCACAATTCCAAGCAGGTTCTACACAAATAGATTCGCAGTACAGATTGCCTACAGACCCATCAGCAGCAGGTCTAGGAGCTGCTTTTAATGCCTATGCAGCATTAGCACCAAAACAAGGAGCTGGATAATGTCTATTGGGCCATTAACAGGATCTTTAGGGGTTTCTCGTAAAGAGGTTGTAGTTATAGAAGATAACCCAACAGATCCATCAAAAAGCAGAGTAGTTATAAGAGAATATAGTCCTTTTAATCCTAATGCAGTAATAAGTGAAGAGTTTATAGATATGAGGTTAGCTCCAGGTAATCCTGAGTTAGCAGCACAAATACATGAAAGTAATAAAGCTACAAGAACTGCACAATTAGCTACAGCAGTGGCTCCTGGTTTTACAGTTGCAAAAGGCTTAGGTGTCGTTGGTTCTAAAGTTGGATTACCATCTCTAAAAAAAATAATGGAAGGTGTAAAGGGTGCTTTTGTAAAACCACAACAAAAACCTTTACAAATAACACCAGGATCAAGAGGTTTACCAAGATCACAACAACAAAGTGCTGGTGTAATGTTAGATCCATCTAAATTACAACCTACAGGACTCACTAAAGGTATTGCTTATGGGGTTCCTTTTGCAGGAGCTTATACAGCTTTACAAAGTGCTCAAACGGAACCTTTAACTGGTGATGATTTAAAACAAGCTGTAGATGATGCAAAAATTACACAAACACAAGGTAAAAATATTGCAGATCAATTAGGTGTTGTAGGAGATATAAATAAACCTAGTGATGTAATTACTACAGGTGAAACTAAAACAGGAGAAGGAAAAACGCCACCGCCTGGAGCAGAAAAAACACCACCTCCTGCAGGTGAAGAAGCTCCGCCTCCAATAAAATCATTAGAAGATGTAGGACAAGAAAGATTTATAGATCCTGATTCTTTAATAGCTTTTGTAAGAAATGTTGGTGCAGGACTATCTACAACTGGACAGTTTGGTTCAGGACTAACCCTTGGTTCTAAAATGGCAGCCGAAGAAAGAGCTAAAAGAGATATACTAGAAGACCAAGAACAAAAGAAAATACAAAAAGAAAAAGATTTACTAGCGACAAAATTTGAATATGACAAAAAGTTACTAGAAATGAAAGGAACCGCACCTTCCTTAGATGTAAAAGAAGTTACCGCACAGTCTGGAACTTTAAGGGATGAAATAGACGCTTTTAATAGTGCAGAAAGAGCCAGAGGTTTAGTTGAAGCATCTATAATGATATTAAAAGATGCTAGAGATAAAGGAGAAAGTTTAACTGGTATCGGAGGTTCAATCGATAGTTTTATTGATAAAATACAAGCATTTTTTAACAGAGAGGAAGGCTTTGAAGACTTATCTTCAAGAACTAAAATAGACAAACTTTCTGAAATAGTAAGAACTGGTAATGCTAGAGAAATTTTGGATGATCCTAGATTATCTAATTATGAGAGAGAAATTATTGGAGATGTTTTTGGTCAATTAAAAACTTTGGAAAGCCCTAGTATAGCTTTAGCTAAATTTGAAAATGCTTTAGATGGATTAGTTGATGCTAATAAATCACGT